TTATAAAAGTTGCTACCAAAAGGGGTTTCGATACAGCAACATGGTAGGTTAAACACCGAGAACACCAATCGAGATAAGATAGATTTTATCAAAGTGATTCGGCAGGTATAAACTTCTATTGGTTTATACTCGTGCTTTCTCATAGGCTCTATGGGGGGATTAATAAGCATAGCCCTAGCCTTACAAATTTTTATACTTGTAGGGGTAGGGATTACTGTGCTTCCAACATAAGATATGAAGGGATTAATATAAAAGTTATTAACCATATATAACATCTCCAAAACAAACTACTTGAAACAATATATCTGAATCATCTCCATCATATCCACCATTTATTAATCTATCAAGAACTTTTGTGTATTTATTATTAGATAGCCAAGTTAGTGCATCTAAAATACTTTGTTTATTAATCTCTTTATCTTCTACTATAATAGTTCCACCTTTAGATATACAATCTGAGGCATATTCAGTACCTTTATAGTCATTATCTTTAACTTCAATACCTTCACACCAATAATTGCTTCCACCTTCAAATGCTCCACATAACCAGCTATCAATTTGTTTGTCTTTGATTTCTATTCTTATATTTATAAAACTACTCATTTTACGACCTCCTATTTATAATTTGTTCTACTTTATTACCAACTTCATTTTCTAACTTTTCCACTAATATAATCTTCATGTTATAAGTTAAATTCTCAGGAATTTGACCATAATACATACAAATATAATCAATCTCATCTTTTGTGTAATAATCTTCTATTTTCATTTTAATCTCCTATTATTTCTTTAAATTCATTATACATTTGCTTAGTATATTGTATCAACTCTACAAAATGCTCATCTTTTATATTTTCTTCTCTTTCTTCTAAAGCCCAATATAATTTATCCATTGTTAATATTGCCTCTTTTATCTCTCTTTTATTATTGATTGCTAACTTGTTTGGATTAACAAGCCAATTTCTTTTTTTATTATTCATAACCTTGCTCCTCACTATGTTTATTTAAACCTTCCAATAATCTCTCAAATATATTGCCTATTATAATGTCCTCTACATTTGGATTTTCTCCTGATAAATCATTAGGCTGTCTTAAATCACTATCATATAAAGCATATCGAATTAACTCATCATTATAAATAGGTATGTTATTATCTGCAACCTCAGTTATAATATCATCAATATAATAACTATCATCTTCTTCTTTTTTATACCAATCAATAGCATCATCTAATTCATCACAGGCATCTATAATTAAATCTTCTATATCATATATTCTATTATCTTCCACTTTATAATCTCCTATTTGTATTTTTAAACTCATTAATTGCATCTTCTAATTTATAATCTATATAAATCTTTTTATCAAATTCTTTACAGCATCTTATAACAATAGTTCTATTATGATTTATAATTTCAACCATTGCATCAATCTCATCATTATATTTAAATTCACTTCTATACATTTTATAATCTCCATTTTATACACTAAAATTTATAATTCACATTTGAATCATGAATTAATTTACAAAAAAGTATATTAAAAAACCTAATTATTTTTTGAATTATTTTTTTACCCGTCTATAAATTATTTTAATTATTTTTATTTTTTACTTGTTTGCTAACTTTATTTAATGTAATTTGTTTACATGATAGCAAATGAAGTTATCACATTTTAAAATAATAGAGAGGACAAAAACAAGATGGAAAAAAATACAATAGTAACTTCAATAATGGATGCTTTAAAAAGTTACGATAAAAAAATCGAAGATAAATTGGAAGGCATCAAAGCCAATTATGAGGCAGAGCAAAAAAGACTCAACAATATTATAGAAAGTCTACAAGGACAATTAAAAACAAAATACAATGATAAAGAATTTGTTTTGGTTCATGTTTCTGACTTAATGAAGATAATGAGCAAAGCCGAAGATTTAGAAGGCAATGCTTCAAATCTAGAGAGTGATATTTGCGAATTGGAATATTCTGATTTATCTAGTGTTTGTTCATACATTCAAGACTGTTCCTACACAGCTAATTCAATGAGTGAAGACGGTAGAGAGATTTTCTCAATGGTTGAGGATTTAATGAAGGGAGAAGAAGAAGAAAAGCCAAAAGCAAAGAAAGCACCTGCTAAAAAGAAAACACCTAAAGATTTAAAAGAAAAAATCTTTGGAGATAACAACAACCAATAAAAATAGAAAGGACTTGAGCCTTAACAATTTGGTTGAGGCTCTAGTAAAATAAAATGAATGATAATAATAATCTTAATAGTAACATGGGTAATAACAATTTACATAATAAAACTAACAATGAAAGACTAATTGGAACTCATCAAACAAGTATCTATATGAGTGATAATAATGTTATTGTTAAATATTGGAATACTAACATTGTAACAATTACAAATGATAGCATCATATTAAACAATGGAGGTTGGTACACATCAACAACCAAGAGAAGAATGAACCAAGCAAGCAACCAATTTAATTTAAACTTTTATGTTTACCAAAAAGATTATAATTGGTATTGTGAATTAACAAAACCCAATGGAAAAAAAATAATTTTTTGCTTTCAGCAAAACACTTTGACCATACCAAAAGACCTTAATTAATTGTCCTCCAATGATTGACAGAGGCTCAACAATCAGCATTGATTACGGGCTTCTGTCAGTCACTCACTAAAATAATTAACTTTAAATTTTTAAAATTTTTTTGCTTTTGTTTCGCTCCTCCTTTCAGTCGTCACTTACAAAAGGTTCTCGAAGGGCTAGGCTTCGCCTAGTTTTTATTGACTAGGTTAAAAAAAAGAATTAAAGGGGTACTACCGTACAGTTGTTTACTAGGTTTAACAGTCACCATTCCACACAAAATTGAAAACTTAACTTTGAAAAAAAAATCGCAAGAACTTTGAAAGTTTAATAAAAAGTAATATATTAGTATATGTCTGATATAGCAAAATTTAAACGAAATCCTGCAAAATTAGCTGCGATTGATATGTTTGCCTTACAACCACTAGTAACAGCAAAAGAAGTCGCTAAAAAGCTAGATATTTCGCCTCACACAATTAATGGTTGGAGAAAAGACCCAAACTTCATAGATGCTTGTTATGAAAGATACATGATGGAATTTGGTTCGCAGCTTCCATCTGTTTTAAATGCAATGGTTAGGGAGGCTCAAGCAGGTAATGTTCAGGCAGGCAGGTTAGTATTAGAACATAGTGGGAAGTTGGTTAAAAACATTAATGTAACAGTAGACAGTCCTTTTGAAAAGTTTTTAAAATCAGATGTAGAGATTGAATCAGATGCAGATGTCATGGATATAGTAGATGCAGTTGAAATTAATGACGAGGAGTTGCCTGATAGAAATGAAGAAGACCAAAGGATAAGAGTTGCAAAAGAAAAAAATGATTGTAAAAAAGCAATAAAATCAGAAAAAGAAAGACAAAAATATAACGAAAAACAAAAAGAATGGTATAAATGGAGAAAAAGAGCAGAGAAAGTAGGAGTATCACCATTAAAAAACCGTAGACCAACGCCTGCACAAAGAAAAGAGTGGCAAAATAAGATAATTCAAGCAGAATCTTCAAATACTAACTAATTCCCATAAAAGTTATATAATCACAGTCCATTATAATACAAATTTCATCATATACGTCTTCAGGTATTAATATTTCTTGCTCTAATATCATTTTAAAAGTGATTTATCTATATCTTTAACAAAATTATCTTCTGTTTTCTTACTTACAGTAGTTGCTATAAAAGGTCTTGGAGGAACACTTGCCTTAAAAACTCCACCTGTTTGTTTTCTTTGAGTAAAAGTAAACCCTTCAAAATGGTCTTTAGCATATCCTGCCATTGTAAGAGTATTTTTCTTTGCTTTTATGCTATCATACAACCTGCCTGTGTATTTTAATGGTTTTTTGCCCCCGATATTGTTAAGACCTGAAGATTTTCGTTTGTTTGCAGGTATATTTGTTCCTACTAAACCCCCTCTTTTTCTAGTATTTATAGAGGCTTCTGCTAAAGGTTTTAATTTTTGTTTTTTAAAATCAATTCCTTTGTCTATGTTAGATTTTGATAAATCTGCACTATCTTGTGCAATTTTATTCAAATAAACATCTAAAATGCTAGGAAGTTTGTTTAAAAGTTTATCAAAACTTATATTACTCGTTATCTTCGTCTTTATCATATTCTTCTACTCCCTCAGTTTCAGTTATTTGCTCCACAGGGTTGCCTTGCATTGCTGCATAATGTGGGTCTTCCATAGCTTCTTTATTTTTTTGTATGATTTTTTCAGCTTCTTTTCTTGTTAAATCACCATTATAAGACATTAAAAGGTCTGCTTCGTCAATCATGTGGTGCTTTATACGATGTTCGTCTAATAATATTTGGTCTTGAACAGTTTTTGGATATTCAGGCTCATTAAAGTCTAATTTTAGCGTTTCAGGCAGCTTTATGTTGTTATATTCAGCAATATGTCGCTCAACATGGTATAATTCATGCTCATACATACGCCAAAGCTCAATATCGTCTTGATAATCTTCAAATCTCTCTAAATCTTTGATTTTTAATGCTATTCCACTAGGAGTTTCGCCACCATCTTGTGCAAATTGCACATATAAGTGGTTATTTTGTGCTACGAGGTCTAATTGAAACTTAATATTTTCAATTACAGCGTTAATATCGCCTGATGGCGATGCAATATTATAAGTTGCACCTTCAGGAAGGTCTAGTATTTGGTCAGAACCTACTCTTTCTATCCTTTTATCACTATCAACTCCTGTCATAAATGGCTGACCGAACATTTGAAACCTTAATCCAAGCTGCATCTCTGTCATTGCAATGTTTACTTGCTCATTACAGTCTACAATGTCATTTGCTCCGTCTACAAAAAATTCATCTATTTGTTCTTCTCTATGAGTAAAAATAAAAGGCATAACCCCATATCCATGCTCATATTCCTCTAAAATGTTGCCTTCAGAGTCATAATGAACATAAAGAGAGTCATCCCAATATGCCCATTCCATTTTAGGGGTATAAGATATGTCTTCAGGTTGCATTAACAAAGGGTACATAATAGCAGCAGGGGTAAAAGGGTCTTTTAGATATACATCAAAATAATAAACAGGTCTATAATCAAAATAAGGCATACCATGAAACTCTTTATAGATTACTTGAGTAGCAACTGTGCCCATTAAACGAGTCATTCTTTCAACGTGCTTCATTCTAGCATCTTTTTTTATTGTTAATTGGTCATATTGCTTGTTTACGTTTCTATTTGCTCCCACAGTATAGATTCTACTCATTTTATTT